TATACGACCTAAGAACGGAGTATCTGGAACATGAGACAAAAAAATAGCACCCTGACTGTTTTGGCGAACGCAGGTGCTATTTACCGTAGGAATACATAAGTATTTCTGCGTTTATTGTAACACGAAAGAGCAGTTTTTGAAAGTGTGATTTTATGATTTTCAGAGAATGTAAGCGCTGCGGTCATCCAATGGACCCGGGAGAGGGTAGAAACGGTATGTGTGATGAATGTGTTACCGGGGAGACAGAGCGGCAGGAGCGTGAAGAGAAGATGGAGCGGATGATCCGGGCAACGGATTGGACGCAGATGGAAGTGGAGGATTTTTTGAATGAAAGCAAGGTTATGTAACAAGGACATGTGCAATCTTGTGGATGTGTTGCGGGAATTGCCGGAAACACTGGAAGGGGTCGGCATTGCGGGAATTGCCACTATTACCGTTACGGATGACGGGAGCATTAGCGGGGTGCTGGCTGTTTCGCCAGAGACAGCAGTGAGACTTAAGATCAGTGACAATGGCGACAAAGGAGAGTGGGAGTATATCGATGATTGAGATCGCGCCGGATAGACGGGATTATGAAGAGAGAGACAGCGCACAGGAGGCATGGTTGCAGCGACGCCCTGTATGTGTTTGCTGCGGTGAGCACATACAGGATGAGTCGGCACACTTGATAGGTGGAGATTATTACTGTGATCGGTGCTTGGATGATACAACGGTTTATTTTGACGATTGAGAGGTGGAAGAAATGGAAAGTACGTTATTGCAGGCGAACGAGATAAGCTGTAGGATACAGCAAATTTCAGAAAAAGGGCTCTCGTTATTGCTTTATGTCACATCGAGAGATGGTCAGAAACGCTTGGATGAGAAATACGGTCCGCTTGGATGGCAGGATAAGTATGAAGTCATCGATGGCGATTTATACTGCATTATTTCTGCTTGGGATGAAGCCAAACAGATGTGGATAGCAAAAGAGGATGTCGGAACGGCATCGTACACAGCAAAGGAAAAGGGGCGGGCTTCGGATGCATTTAAAAGAGCCTGTGTTAAGCACGGAATAGGCAGGGAACTTTATACAGCACCGTATATATGGATTAACGCGAAAGATGCGGGTATTAAGACAGACAACAATGGAAAAGCCACAACTAAGAAAAAGTTCAGTGTCAATCTTATTACATACACATCGGACAGAAAGATCGACGAATTAGAAATTGTTGATCAGGATATGAACATTGTATTTAAACAGTATGCATCACAAAAAATTGATGACATCAAATACAAAGTGCTGGTTGAAAAATTGAATGAGGCAAAAGTTACGATGGATGAGGTTGTGGAACTATTTCATGTGAACACTTTGCAGGAGATGGACATCAATCAGTGGAACAGATGCATGAGAAAATTAGAGGTAACGATTGCTTCAAAAGCTGGAAAAAAGGATGATGAGTGATGCACGCGCTTGTGGATATTAAGAAGTACCGGGAGGACAAGAATGGTACGGACCTTATGATATATGTTCCAGATATGCAGCTTGGGGACATGCTCCGAAAGAAAAGAATTCAAAATGCAGAAATCCGATTTGATGATGGGCGGCATATCTCCGCGGAGCAGCGTAAGAAAGCCTATGCAACAATCCGGGATATAGCAGACTACACCGGATATTTGCCGGAAGAAATGAAACAGATCCTGAAATATCAGCATATGATTCGCACGGGCGACGCTTATTTTAGTCTTTCTAATTGTTCGATGGACACGGCGCGGGAGTTTATCAATACGATACTCGAATTTGCTCTGGAAGAGGGAATACCGCTGTCAGAAAATGCAATAGAGCGCACGGATGATATAGGGAAGTACCTCTATTACTGCATTATGCATAAGAAGTGCGCTATATGCGGTAAAGACGGAGAAATCCATCACGAGGATGCGATCGGTATGGGGAATGACCGGCGCAGAATAGATGATTCTGGATATAAGAAAATCTGCCTTTGCCGGATGCACCACACGATGGCACATCAACTCGGAGTGAAACGTTTTCGGGAGATGTATAAGGTTTACGGCATTGTTTTGTAAAAGAGGGTTGAAACACCCGCCTGTAGGCGAAAGAAACCGATCATGCGGAGACTTATTATATCACGAACTGTCGAAGCCATGATGATACCTCCGGGGTCGTCCCGGAGGGGAAAGGGGTATATGAAAACGATAAATGATATTCCCTATGGACATGCGCGCCCATTACTGCGGCCGACAAAATCGTATGAAGATAGGGCGCTTAGAAAGAATATAGAAGATGCTAATCGGAACGGGGATTGCATTATCAATGTGGGCGCTGGCTATTACCGCCCCATCCCAGGAGATCCGGTTGATGAAAAGGAATTAAATGAGTATTTGGCACAGGAATTGCACCTCGCGAGAGCGATACAGTCGAAGCGCCTTGCTATGAAGCTGGCGTTTGAGAGGAGGAGAGAAGTTGGAGTATTTACTGGTAATCCAGGGGAGACTGGATAATTTGAACGACTTCATCCGTGCAGATAAATCCAGTAGATATAAAGGCGGAGAACTGAAAGCGAATAACGAAAGAATCGTATCTGCGTATATAGAGCAGTGTTTGCGTGGAGTTAAGATCCAGAAGCCGGTGTATATGGAATATGCATGGTTTGAAAAGAACAAGCGCCGGGATCTCGATAATATATCTTCGTTTGGGCGCAAAGTGATTCAGGATGCACTGGTCAACAAAGGAGTGCTGAAAAATGATGGATGGGAACATATTGTTGGGTTCAGCGATCGGTTTGACGTAGATACTCAAAACCCACGGATAGAGGTATTGATCCGGGAGGTGGGATGATTGGATGGCAACTACATAAAATTGAGCCGGGGGCTGTTGGAATGGGAATGGTACACGGATATCAATACCACCCGGCTGTTCATCCACATGCTGTTGAAAGCCAACTGGAAGGATGGAAATTTTAAAGGGACAACGGTTTCGCGTGGATCATTTGTCTCGTCCATCGGGAAGCTGGCGGGCGAAACTGGACTTACGGAGCGCGAAATTCGGACAGCAATTTCGCATTTGAAAAAGACAGGCGAAGTGACAAGCAAAACAACAAACAAATATACCGTATTTACAGTGGTTAAGTACGATTTATACCAGACGAGCGACAAGCAAAACGACAGTCAAGAGACAAGCAAGCGACATTCTAACGACATTCTAACGCCAACAATAGAAGAAAAGAAAGAAGGAAAGAAGGGAAGAAATACACCCCCTATATCCCCCGTGGAGCGGTTCGTGGAATTTGCTGCAGCCTACCCGAAAAAGTGTACTGGCTATCTGGCAGAATCGGAATACTGCAATGCGGTGATGGCTGGCGTACCGGAGGATGATCTGATACGGGCGGCGCAGAATTATGCGGATGCTTGTCGGCGGGACAGAACGGCGGAGCGGTATATCAAGAAAGCGGAAAACTGGCTTCGCGAGAACGTATTTATGCAGTATCTAAAAGGAGCGGGCAATGGAGCAGATGGAACAAACGCTGGAGAAAATACTACAGCGCATGAAAAATCGATCAATGAGCGGCTCGGAGAACTTGGAGACACCGGAGAATTCGAGGGATTCTGATGTGTGCCCGTTGTGCAATGGTACCGAGTGGATATTGACCGAAAAAGACGGTATCACAACGGCGGTGGAATGTAAGTGCCGGGAGCGGGCGGCGATGTCAAGGCGGTTGCGGTTTGCGGATATTCCGGAAGCGTTCCGGGGGATGGATTTGAAAACCTTCCGCACGGATGTGTACCGACAGCCGGACAGCAAAAAGACGGTGGCAGATGCCTGCCGGATCATAAAGGCTTACCTGGAAGATTTCGGGAGCCAGAGGGATCAGGGAATGGGACTTTTTATCTGGTCCCGAACAAAGGGCAGCGGGAAGACACGGATCGCCGCAGGTATTGCGAATGAGCTTATGAAAAGCTATGCGGTTAAGTTTGCAGTATCGCTGACCATCCTGCAGGAAATCAAGAATACATGGCGGCGGGATGCTGAATACAGTGAGAGTCGGTTACTGGATGCACTTAACACGGTGGATGTGCTGATTATTGATGATTTCGGCGTGGAATCCCCGGCGGCGTGGATCAACGACAAGATGTACCAGATCATCAACGAGCGGTACATCAACAAGAAAGTGACGATCTTCACAAGCAACGAATCATTGGACAGCCTGCGGTACGATGACCGGATCACCAACCGGATCAAGGAGCGGACATATCAGATTGCTTTTCCGGAGGAATCGGTTCGGGACCATATCGCAGAGCGGAACCAGGAAGAGATGATTGAAAAAGTTATGAGAGGACAGGGCAATGGAGAGAAGAAAAAGAACGAGCATGTATGACCCGTACCGAGAGGATATTGTGGCAGCGCTCGAAGCAGGCAAGACGATCAGTAAGATTTACGATGAGATCATACGCCCGGCGCTGAACGGCGGGTGTGAATACAGCGGCTTGGTGTATTACGTGAACAAAAATGGTCTCCGGTACGTCACAGAAAATGACGGTTATGAGCCGGTACATATCTGTGCGGAGTGTGAGCATTGCGGTCAGATCCAGCGGGAGCGGTTTGATCCCATGCGGATTTGCAAGGAAGCGGAGCGGGAGGTGCTGGCGGTGGTTAAAACGTCGCCGAGGTGGTGCCCGTTACGATCGGGAGGGGGAGAGGTAAATGCATAGAGACAGTAAGGAGCGCCGCAATCGTGCAGCAGAGATCAGCGAGCGGATGACGCGACCGAGCAAGCATGTGAGCGAAGATGCGATTAAAAGGTTTCGGGAGACATCGTATCAGCTACGGTGCAAAAAGGAGCGGAAGCATGATTGAATGTATGAAGAACATGGCAAAGCGTCCGGAGTTTGGACAGTGGATTCCGGTAAGCGAGAAGTTGCCGGATCCGGAAACAGAAGTATTGATAACTGCCAGAAGAAAATATAAGAGTGGAAGGTGTGTAGATACTATCACCACAGCGCTTTACGAAGATGGCAACATTTCGGAACGCGATAGTTGTTGGAACTGGGTAGACATTGACGGCGAGTATGACGAAGAGAATGATTGTTACATCGTCCCGGAAGGATGGTGGGAAAACAGGCATTTTAATCCAGATGAAGTCTACAACAATCTTGTAGATGATGAAGTTATCGCATGGATGCCACTGCCAGAGCCGTATAGGGAGAGTGAGGGAAAATAATGAGTTGCGAAAAAGAATGCAAACTTGGAAAAACATATTGTTGCATGGAGTGCCCGAGCAACGATATATGCCGGGAAAAGCGCAAGAACAGAAAATTGAGTTTTGAAAAAGCTGTGAAGTGGATTGCCGTTAGCATTGCGGTTATCGCCGGAATCAAGATGACGGGATCGGCGTGGTGCCTGTGGGCGTTTGCTTTGCCGATACTGGCAGATTAGGAGGGATAACATGGAGAGTAGATATTTATATCGCGGAAAGCGGATTGATAACGGAGAATGGGTAGAAGGATATCTGTCATACCCGTCTTGCACAGAAAAGGGCAACGAAAGTTATTATTTCTACGCAAAGGATAGTTTGGGTTTCTTCTGTCGTTGTGTTGTAGATGCATCTACTATCTGCCAGTGCACCGGACTTAAGGACAAGCGCGGTAAACTGATTTGGGAGAATGACATTATTAAAAATGATAAAGGCAATCTTTACAAAGCATTTTGGCAAGACGATCATTATCAATTTTCGTGGGTGTGCGTTAAATCGGAAAAATTGCCTATTGGTGCTAAATGGAATTTTGATTGTTTTAGAGGATATGAGATAGAGATCGCCGGAAATGCGTTTGACAACCCGGAACTGTTGGAGTGAATTGTTTCCAAAATGGAAATAGTTGAAAGGAGTAGCCATGACGGAGAATGAAGCAAAAATTTTTATTCAAAACGCGATGGAGCAGTCAAAAAAAGCTTTAGCTGAATTATTATTGATTTCTCCAAAAGTGTTTACAGTTAGAAAAAAGAGCCTGGGTGAGTATTACAGTAATTTGGAGAACTGCAAAAAAGAGATTCAGGCACTGGAAGAGGTACAGCGCTGGCATACGTCAGTTGTTAATCCCAACATCAAAAATGAGTTTGCAAACCGTTCGACGCAGATTTGTGTGAACTGCGACCATAAAGATGAATATATCGAGGAGTTGGAAGCTGAGGTTGAGCCGTATCGAGCATTAGAAAAACGCCTTACGGATATGTTCGGCGGAGAACTATCCCTTGAGGACGTAACGGATGAACTGGAACGATATCTGAAAGAACCGGATAACACGCATCCAATAAACGCCAAAATCCTTACCTACGAGGATGCGGCAGCTTGGGATGCTTACCGCGCAATCGGCACACCGGAAGAATTGCAGGAGATGAAGAAAGATTTTGCTGAAGCGTTAAGCGACTGGCGGCAATATCGTAAGGTTGGAACTTTAGAAGAATGCCGGGCGGCTGTGGAGAAACAGACAGCGAAGCGACCGAGAATTATGGGAAACGCAATGATTTGTCCATCGTGCCCGAGATGCTTTAAAAGTGATAATTCCACCTATTGCCCAAGTTGCGGTCAAAGGATTGATTGGGGGGAATGAAGAATGAGCATAGTTTGGTTTATAATCCTATTTTATGCCTACGGTAATGGAATTGAAATTACTGATATGGAATTTATGATGTGCTCAATATTCTATATAGGAGATTGCATCCTGATAAGAAAAGGCGCCGAACGGATACTATTACTACGAAGATTGGCAAAGAAATGACATTGCCGATGTTACAAAGTGGAAACCATCCATCCACATGCCGAAAGAAGCCGCGCGTATTTGGCTTAAGGTTACGGATGTGAGGGTGGAGCGGTTACAGGAAATTACAGAAGATGGATGCATTGCAGAGGGAATATATCCATCAAATTGCAGAGGATGTAACGCTACATTTGGATGTGATGTATGTCCTGATGAAGGATATGATGAAGTCGATAAGTTCGTAGAAGTCTGGAACAGTACCATCAAGAAGTCCGACCTTGACCGTTACGGTTGGGATGCATCACCGTGGGTTTGGGTTATAGAATTTGAGCGGTGTGAGAAACCGGAGGTAAATTAAAACTTAGTGAGGTAGTCATATATGACAGACAAACAATTTGCGAGAAGATTGGCAA